TGTGATGCTATCAGTTGTGATGCTATCAGTTGTGATGCTATCAGTTGTGATGCTATCAGTTGTGATGCTATCAGTTGTGATGCTATCAGTTGTGATGCTATCAGTTGTGATGCTATCAGTTGTGATGCTATCAGTTGTGATGGTATCAGTTGTGATGGTATCAGTTGTGATGGTATCAGTTGTGATGGTATCAGTTGTGATGCTATCAGTTGTGATGCTATCAGTTGTGATGGTATCGGATAATTTGGTGTCAGTTTTGATGAGTTGTTCTAATAATTTAGTATTAGATTTTTTTAATTCTGATTGGATAGAATTTTGAGCAACAACTTCTACAGATTTATCTAAAACAGTTTGTTTTAACTTGTCTGATTTTATAGATTTTATTTTTTTCATTATATTATTTGTAGCTTTTTTTATCTTTTTCAAATCATTTTCAAAAAATATAAAAAAATTTTCTTCCATCATATACATATTTTTGATTTTTTAAATTTGTATTGGATACAAATACAGCAATAAATGTCTAAAAAATAACATCCGAATAAAAAAATCTTAATAATCGCACTAATCTATATCATAAATCAATGCATCTGCATGTGTGTACCAATTCTCTGAATCACTATCAGATGCATCAAAAACAGATGAAGGATGCCGCCAACTAAACGGAGTCTCTTTGGTAAAAATTCGACGACTTTTCACCTTACTCAGAAATTTAGCATTAGCCCGCCTTGCTTTCTTAGCATCAGCCTGCATCTCTTTCTTAGCATCAGCTTGAATTGCTTTCTTAGCATCAGCCTGCACATCTAGTGATGGTGTGGTAGCCAACTTGTCAGCTTTCTTGGTGGTTGAGAGCAAAGGTTTGGATGGCTTAACTTCTTTTGATGCATACTGTTCACTCTTACGGGCAAATTTCTTATCAGAGATTTTGCGCTGAGTGCGAGGTTGGAATGAGTAGCCAGATTCACTCAACTTGTCGTATTTATCAGCACGATGAAAATAGTGAAACCACAAAGGGAAACTAAAACACTTTCTCATACAATCCACGCATTCTTGCCAATCAGAGCAAGATGGACAAAATGCACAATTCTGACAAGGAATTTCAATACGTTCTTCGTCAGCCGCTATTCTTAATTGACATTTCTCACATTCTTCATAAGTGGAGCGATGACGACACCAAACGCAGTTATTGCAAGGCATTTTTGAAAAAAAGTATTTGAAAATATATAATTATTATATTTAAATATTATTTTTAACATAAATATATTTTCAATTTTTTATATTAGTATTTGATATTCTTTGGGATGCAGATATATATTGGTTATATCATTATATGTTTGGTTGCTAATATGTTTGGAAATATTAACAAGTTCTGATTTATTTGATACCAAATTTTTCCATAATTGATGCGATGATTCAATCACCTGCATAGTTTCTGATGCTGACCATATTTTTTGATTAAAAAAACTAGTTTGATTTTGACTCTTATAATTAATTAAAAAATCTTCAATTGTTTGTCTCACCTCTGCTGGTACATCTAATATATCATTATACATATTAGCCAATGGGTCTAAGATGTTGATTGCGATAATCTTCCAATCTGTCTGATTAGAATCAATCAATGAGTATGCACCTAATATTTTTACATTATAGATGTTTCCTGTATGTTGAGAGATATCCGATATATCAAATACATCAATTGGATCATTATCTCCATATTTACCAATATGAGGATCAAGCATTGTTGAATCTTCCCAAGTCTGTGGTAATGCACCATAATTGTATGGATATCCTTTTTTTACACAACCGATTGCTTTATATTCAACAGTTCTAATATTACCATTTATCAAATTATATGTAAGTGGATTCATCGGTTCATTTTTATTGATTTCTATTTTTTTGGTAGTATGTTTGGGAATCTCTAGAATAATGCGACATACTTTTTTATCAGCATACAATGGAATGTCATGAAATGGTGAGATGATTGTTCCAGTGTATGGGTCTTTCATAACATACAATTTATAATCAGGAGAGTCTGGGTGATTGATAGGATGTGTAAAATAACTCATAATATTTATAAATCATATAATAAAAAAATAGATTTAGACATATTTTTGAATCTATATCGTGCTTTTCTAATCTATCTCACATATCTCAATACCTTTATCAGTGCAATCCAATACAATTGCGAAGGTATTTGTATGAATGGTTTGTAAATATCCAATACTGATTGCTTTTTGTATAAATTTATTTACATCAATTATACCAAATCCTTTCATTGATCCATAGTATGTAAGTTTTCGCATCCATGGTTTTATTTTTACCGCACTAGAACCTTTGAGAATTAGCTGTATGATTGTCGCACCATATGTGTGATTTTTTTGTAATTTGATTGAGTGAATGGTTGTACATATTTGACGAAATATCTTGTTTTCTGTAGCAGAAAGTTTCTCAGACTCTTCTGCTTTAGATTTATTCAAATCATCATCTTTCTCAGATTTATTCAAATTATCTGCTATCTCAGACTCGGTTATTATTTGTTGGCTGAGGGTATGACAAACATCACACCCCATACATATATTATTACTTACTTTTTCTCCAAAATATTCCAATATATATTTTCTTCGACATTCTTTAGTGCATGTATACTGACTGATTGTTTGCAGCAACTTTGTTCGAATCATTTTGTATCTAATATCTTTTATATCTGATATAAATCGTTGTTGAATAATAAAATCTTTTTGTCTATAAAATAGGTAGCATTCAGATTCTAATCCATCACGCCCTGCTCTACCAATTTCTTGATAATATGATTCAATGTTTTGTGGGCATCCGTAGTGAATGACAGTTCGGACATCAGATTTATTTATACCCATACCAAAAGCAATCGTTGCACTAATACAATTTATTTTTCCGCTCATAAATTGATTCTGAACACTCGTTCTCTCATCTTTATCCAATCCAGAATGATATGCTTTGGTTAGAATTTTAACTTTTGTTAGAGATTTTGCAATCATCTCAGTATCTTTTTTAGTCAGACAGTAGATAATGGTAGAACCTTTATTTTTTGTATGAATCTTACTAATTGTTTCCAAAATATCTTTCGCACAAACTCCAACATTAATTTTAATATTAGGTCTATCAAATGATGATTTTATAATTTGATAATTCTTAAAACACATTACTGATACAATATCATCAGCTACTTGTCTGGTAGCAGTAGCAGTTACAGCGAGAATAGGCACATCCACACATACATCTCTTATACCAGTTATTTCACGATAAGCTGGTCTGAAATCAAATCCATATGAAGACAAACAATGTGCTTCATCAATTGCAATCATACTAATACCACAATTTTTATAAATTTTTTGAATCATATCATATGATGAGACCATTGATTCAGGTGTAATATATAGAATTTTATACACTCCCTCTATAAGATTTTTTTCCATCTGTATTTTCTCTTTTTTAGATAATTGAGAGTTCCAACAACAACATGATATATTGAGAGAACGAAGAATTGATTGTTGGTCTTCCATCAAAGCGACTAATGGACTAACACATATAATTAATTTATCGGTAAGCAATGGTATGATTTGAAAACATAGACTTTTACCATATCCGGTTGGTAGAATAGCTAATATATCGATTCCTCTAATAATACTATGAATAATTTTATATTGATTTTGTTTAAAATTATCATATCCAAAATGTGTTTTTAGTATTTGTTTTGCTTTTTTATATTCAGCGGTATCTGAGACTGATTGTTCATATGAATCCATATATTTTGGTCTAAATGTATCAAAAGTATCAGATAAGGATAAAGAATATCAATTTTTATCTATTATTTTTCAATGAACAAAATTATACTAATGATATTTGCTCCAAATAATTTATTTACTCAAAAAATACATATTATAACACATTAAGACATACATCTACTCACAAATCATCTGATGGGAATCTCACAATCAAATGATTTTTATTTAAATTATAATATTACCAAAATGGAGTTTTGCAAGTTTTATTTTAATGAGAAGAAAAACTATCATAAAGAGAATCAAAAACTTTTTGATATATGTCGATGGGAGCCAACTGATGTGGTGGTGCAAATTATGAGTAGTATAGAACTTATTGATGGTATGATTGTTAATCCGATATTTCTTCAAGGGGGTGATTTATATGACTCAGTATTTGCAGTATATAAAAAAGCACAAGATAATCCAAATGATCCTGATAGTCCAGAAACAGATAATCCTTTTGGATGCGATGGAACAAATGTTATTGAATATATTGTATTGATTGATAAATCAACTAATGTTGGAAAATATTATTTGGATAGTGATTTTAAACCTATTTTGAATCAACTTTTAATATTGAATTATAATTTGACAAAATTTGAATCAATTGCGTATATGGATACAGTGCATATTAAAGATTTAGACACAATAACTCATAAACATACATATGAGAAGGTTGTGAGTGATGCGGATTGGAATAAAATGCTAAGAAAAAGAAAAATCACAGATGATACAAATTATAAGATTACAGAATCACAACCACCAATCATACATTTATCTGATACAGAATTATCAAAATTATCTGCTAACACTATTGTGACAGTTATTATAAATTTTTCAAAAGTATCAGCACCTAATACAAAAACTTTTGATATTTCTAGAAGAGAATGTGTGGATGCAGATATATGTGCAGATATGTATGAACAAACTACAAATAGTATATCATACATGTTATCAGATATATTAAACAAAGCATATATTGTTGAAATAAAATACAAAAAATTTACACCCATTCAATTTATTGATATGATAGATTGTATGGTAGAGAGTATGGTGATATCTGATCGTAATCCAAATTCTAAGAATCTCCGCACCGAATATAATAGAAAAGATTTCAAACAAGTTAAAATGATTTTATCCAAATATAATAATTTTTTATAATGTGTAAAACAAATAATATTTTTTCCTTGTTATTAGAATAATTGATGTGTGAGACAGAATGTATATTGTTTTATAATTTTATTTGTTGCAAAAAATATAAATCGAAAAAAAAAATCATTCATACAAATAATATGAATGTGAAAGAAAATCAAAAAACTGAATTGTTAGACTATCCGCCCATATACCAAAAATCAGACAAAACATCACAACACAATATAGTTAATTTAACATCATATTGGATTAATAAAGATTTTATATTAGATCCAAGCAAAGAATTATTTGACTATAATGAGAGCGAACAAACTGATTTAGAAAAAGCATTATCTGATACCAATCAGCCATCCAATACAGAATATGAGTCAGGCGATGCCAACACAGAGTCAACCGACGCATACTCTGCCAACATAGAGTCAACCGATGCATACTCTGCCAACATAGAGTCAACCGATGCATACTCTGCCAACATAGAGTCAACCGACGCATACTCTGCCAACATAGAGTCAACCGACGCATACTCTGCAAACACAAAATCAGTTAATCCAGATATGGATAAAACCAAACTGTATGATACTAGTCAATTAGTTTTAATGAATAATTCAAATACTCTTATTAGAATAAAAGCATCTGAGGAAGAAATCAATAAAATAATTAGTAATATTCAGATAATTACTAATATTAAAAAAGGTCAAAAATTATGGATTGATGCAGATAATATCTCATATGATACAAGTTATTTACAGATGTTTTCAAGATGGAGTTACTCACAAGGTAAAGATTTAGTTTCCCAAACAATAACCAAATTAGTTTTAAGAACTATTGAACTTATACAAAATAAGGAATCAGATGATTTGTATAATTTATTAATTGATATGATTGATGGATTAAATATTATGAAACAAACAGATTCTGATTATTCGGAAGATATGGATAAAATTATAAATATTATTAAGAGTATGGATTGATAAAATGTATTCTTCTAATTGTAAAAATTATATAATAATTATATTTTGTTATTATATAATGTCTGCTATAGTATCATATTTTAATACATTATATTTGAATACATCATATTTGAATATATCATATTTGAATATATCATATTATCTGATAATATTAATCGCACATGCTCTGTTACTCCTATATGCTAATCAAACCAATATATTTGCTTTATTGATTTTAATAGATAATTTACATAATGCATATATATTTATAAAATGTAGTATGAATAATAACATTACAGATAGTGTGGTGATAAATAAATCAAATAAGATATATTTTATAACAACAACAGATAGATATATTTGGTATTTAATATTGTGGATGACAAATATGTTGATTGGTAATCTTTTATTTGGAGCAGATATATTTGCTATAAAATTTTTGTTTCTTTTCTCAACTATCCCAGAATTATCTAACTATTTGAGTCAAACATATTTGAAGGATTTTTTTACAACAATCAATAATATAAAAATTAATTTAATTGGTTCAATATATATTGACCAAATATCAGGAATATTACAAGAAATTTTAAAGCATTATGATAATAGAATAGATAAAAATGATATTGTTGATTTTGTATCAAATTTTAATATAAATAATCATAATTTATACAAGTATATTGAAAATATATTAGTATGTATGATTCTTACATATTTGAGAAATTATAATATCGCATACTACAAGATATCAAAATATTTGTATTATGTAGGTTCTGGTAATTATTTTGTTAGAAAAGATTCTAATCCAATGGTTGCAGAATCAGAAGCTCGCTCACATATACTTTATGTTATCCAAAATAAAAAATATGAAGATATGAATAGTCAAGTATTTGTGCAAAATGTATTTTATTTATATGGTTGTAAATCCAATACTATTAGTTTCAAACATATACTTGTTAGAGTTAATTATAAAATTATGACAATGATGACAATCTGGGTGATTGGTTCTTTGATGACAAATATATATTTGATAATTATAAGTATATGTATGACCAATCAACTAATTATATGGGTAAGACAACATAAAAATATAGTTTGGAAAGATTATTTGATCAATGCATTTATATCTATTGCAACTACTTTTATTGCATTGTCTCAAACTGATATGATTCCAATACTTTGTATGGTATGCGTGTTTGCTTCTGATTTAATAAATAATAATATGATGAAGAAAATGTGTCATACTATTCAAACAAAATTAGTTTGGTTGATATCAAAGTATCAGCAGATAACTAGAATCAATTCATATGATGTATTGAGATATGGTGTTGCACTATCTCTATATTATGTTGGATTATATGTGGGTGTGATTGAGACTAAGATGTTTTATCCATCAATCATATTAGCTATTATTGATAAAAATCATATATATATTAAATTAATTAATTTGCTAACATTATTTGGAATTTATAATAATATGTATAATTTGATAAATATATTAATAATTGCGATTACTCATATGATGCTTATCAGTATAATGTATTATAAAATAAATTTTATTAATATTTATCAGTTGGATAAAACAAATAGACCAAATATTGTAAGTGCAAATACATTAGAAACATCTTTGATTTTACCAAATAAATTAAATAAAAAAAATATATCACAAAGTGAAGTTATTATTAGTAAAAATAAAAATTATAAAATTAGTATGATTGATAATTATGTTTGATAACTATATTTGATAACTATATTTGATAAAATGTTTGATAACTATGTTTGATAAAATGTTTGATAAAATGTTTGATAAAATGTTTGATAAAATGTTTGATAAAATGTTTGATATCTATGTTTGATAAAATGTTTGATAACTATATTTGATAAACTATTTAGAGTTTTATCAATATATTATGTGTATGATTAGATTAAATATAGGTGATAGTATATTTATTAAGCAAGTTCCACAAATACTCAATCAAGATGGATTTCCTTCTCCGCTCAAATTATACAGATGTCCTGCAGTGACTCCAAATACTTTTAAATCATCAGATGTAGAACAGATATGTAGTATTCCATTAAAAATTGTTAGTCAGAAGAATGTTAGTGATGGTGTGATATTTGAATTTACAAATGATATGTTTCCTGAACAATTTTGGAATATCAAACAAAAATCAGATGGTATATTTGTATTATGTCCAGCTTTGTATGATACAGAGTCAAATTATATTGTTGAGGTATATAATCATAATATATCTGATTTAGATGTTATTCCAGATAAATTTAAAAAATTAAAAATTAATATGTCGCTTATTCCCAAACAAACAACTAATATAGTTTTACAAAATGTTGTATCAGACAAATTAATTGGTATAGAAAAAAATAATACCAGCAATCAATCTCGTAGTTTTTCAAAATGTTGGTAACAGGTATTAAGATATAATATTTTTGTGTCAGATTATATAATAATATAATCTGATATATATTTATGTCTAAAAAGCTTACTGTAAGATTTACCAGAAAACATTATTTGGGAGAAAAATATTTTTCATTTATATCACCCAAACAATTTTTTGAATATTTTTTACCATCAGAGTATGAGTATCAGATTGTTGAGAGTGATTCAGATATTACTATATTGGATGAAAGAACTGAAAGTTCGATAGATTCAAAATCATTTAATATTCTGATTAGTGTGGAAAATGCTTCATATTGGCCATGGTATCCACATTATAATAAGTATAAATCATATGGAAATCTAGATGTAGATGTTTATTTTTATAATCATATTAGTAGATTAGAACAAACTGATAGGTATTTGGCTATTCCAACCATCTCAACATATATGAACTATTATGAGTCAAATAAGGCAAACTATCAATCTAAAATAAAGTTTGTAGATAAAAAATATTGTTTGGTTATAAATAAAAGTGGATTAAATTCTCATATTGATGAAAGTAAAAACTTATTATCACAGTTTGGAACAGTTGATCATATTTCTCAATATAATGATTTGATACTCAATAAATCTTGCTATCATAGTCAAGAATTAATTGATGTATTTTCAAAATATAAATTTATTATTTGTTTTGAAAATTCCTATGCGGATGGATATGTGACAGAAAAAATATTTAATTGTTTTTTTGCTCATACGATTCCTATCTATATGGGAGCACCCGATATATCTAATCATATTAACCCAAATAGTTTTATTGATAGACGCAAAGCAGATTGGTTGGAGGAAGTGAGAAGATTAAATTCAAATGAGGTTGCGTATAATCAGATCATACATACTAACAAAATATCTACAACTTATAATGATTCAGATTATCAGACCAAACTATCAGAAGTGTTTGCAAAAAGATTTGCTGATAAAGATACTCAATATAGTTATGTAGATAAATCGGTTCAATCTATCCAGTCAATCAAATATGTAAAAAAAATTATATCATTTTGTTTGTGGGGTAAGCATGAGTTTTATAATTATGGTGCATATGAGAATGCGGTGTTGGCTCAATCTATCTATCCAGATTGGGTGTGTAGATTTTATTATTCGAATACAGATTCGCGTATTATCAAATTGCTAGAATCAATGAGTAATGTGGAACTAATAAAGATTGATAAAATAGAACATAATTATAGTAATATGTTTTGGCGATTCATTCCTGCTTTTATGGAAAAAGATATAATTATGATTGTTAGAGATACAGATAGTAGATTAAATATGAGAGAAAAGTTGGCTGTTGATGAATGGTTGAACACAGAATCTGATTTTCATATAATGCGTGACCATATCTGGCACGGAACTCGAATTCTTGGTGGTATGTGGGGTGTACGTAATAATTTATTATTAGGATTAGAAAAAGAATTTTTAACATATCAAAGAGTAAATCAAAAAGGAAATGACCAAAAATTTCTTCAAGATACTATTTATAATTTTGTCAAACATACAGCTCTCATCCATGATACATATAATTTATATGCTGATGAAAAATGCTTGAAATTTAAATCAGTTGAATCTTATAATAGTTATTGCGGTGCTTATTGTTTATCAGCACCCAATACATTCCGAGCATTAGGTGAACCAAATCGACTGCTTAGTTTTACATCTGAATTGGAAAATACAAATCTCAACTTAACATACAGGTATTAGTATATTTGTTACCAAAACATATAATAATTTTTTATAGTCTAATCTGATTATCAAACAAATCATCAATTGTTTGGTCATGTGTGGTAATCAAAATAGTTCGACCACTCAAACTTTTAATCAAATTAATAAATAATTCTTTTGTTTGTGGATCTAATGATGAGGTTGGTTCATCCAACAATAAGATAGATTTGTTTTGAATTAAAACTCGGACAAGACTCATAAATTGTTTTTGACCACCAGATAACTTGTTGCCTTCTTTGCCAACAATTGTCTGCAAACCTTCTGGAAATTGATTAAAAAAAGAATTCAATTTGAACTTATTGATTATATTTTGTATTTGGGATTCTGAATAATTTGAGCCATAATTTAAATTATAATATATACTTTTGTTAAATAATTTAGGATGTTGAGAAATATATACAATTTGTCGCATAACCGAATCATAATCATATTCACTTATATTTTGTCCATCAACTAATATTTTTCCTTCATATGAAATTAATCCAGCAATCATTTTTAGAATTGTTGTTTTACCTCTTCCAATCTTTCCTTTCAAACCAACTACTTCTCCTCCTCTAATTGTAAGATTTAAATTTTTGAATATTATTTTATCTTCATGTGAGAGATTTATATTTTGAAGTTCAATATCTCCTAATCCAATTTTGAATTTTGGTTTAATTGTATTAGCTATAATTTTAAATTTACCAAAATATTCATCAACCTCAACAAATTTTCCAATATGTTGGAGTAGATTTTTAAATTTGTAAGTAGTTGAATTATAGTATTCCATAAACATCAGCGTCAAAAAACATATTGTAACAAGTTTTGAAGCAGATATTTTGTTAGCCTTATAGATGTAGATTGCTATGATATCCAGTAAAATAACCAAACCTATACTCATAATATGTAGCATAAGTGATGCGTTGTTTCCTTCACTCTCACTTCGCACATATGACTCACATGCTGAGTTTTTTAATTCACTAATATTTTTTGATTCATTAGATAATGTATTTGAGACAATCACACTATCAGCATTACCTATAATATCATGAATACAATCATACATTTTATCTATATTTTCTTGATTGGTTGTTGATTCACTCACACATCCATACTCTGATTTGAATGTTATAAATAAAAATATAACTAATATTATGATTACTAATAATGAGCATTTTGTATCTGCCATCACAAAATAGTAGATGATTGCAAGGCAAACAATTATTGTTGGAATTATTTGTGAAATAAAAAGAAAATATATATTTTTAATATCAAGAATTTTCTTTAGATTCATCATAAAATCATTTATTTGTATGGATGTTTTAGAGGTTTTGATTGATTGCATGACTTTTTGAGTAATTTGTTCAATAACTGATAGCTCAATTTTGGGAAATGTATTTGCAACAATCATATCATTTGTATAAAATAATAGTTGTGATGTTAAGTATGGAAAAATAAGATATGCTACGCTCCACATATCAATATTTTTAACAAATTCAGGCATATTTGTTGTAAAACTACCAAATGATTTTGTAAAAACAATATCTTGTAACCAATATGATACAAATAGTGGAACAACTGATACCATTAATAATTTATTATTTATCACACTACTAGTAATTATTTGCTTAAAATTTATTGTTTGTTCCATATAGTAAGTTTCGAATATTTTATATTCTTATGAGAGACAAATATAAATTATTTGCCATGTTGATGTTTAATATAAAACATTGTATGTTGATGCGGACACTCTCCTGAGATTTCGCTATTAGGTAATGTGTGTGGTATTATATTTGTTTTTTGACAAACATAAGGAAAACCTATCTGGTCTTGAGTTGAATATTTTAGGGTCTGTAGATACCACACATCTAAAAAGTTTCTGATATCTTTATCTTTATGAAGAAATGCAACAAAACAAGTAATCCATACACCCATATGTGGATTCGGAGAACCAATATTTTTAAAAAACATATCAGTATATCCATCATCCAAATAACACTTATATTGATAATCTATATCTTGATATGGTTGCGATTGATTATTCCAATATGTGCTAGTATATCTATAAAAATGAGATGCTAATACTTCTTTACTTAAAATTCCATGACGATATTCGTGAGACCAACCAATTATTTTTTTATCATATATGTTGTTTAATATATATTCGCTTGTCCGATCATATATAATTTCAATTGTTCCATCAAGCCATACAATAACATCATATTTTTGCAATATAGGTATATTTACAAATGATTGTTTATAATATTTAGCAATATTAAATGTATGTTTGTTTGCAGATAATGAATTCAAATACATATCTGTATCAATTTCACTTTTATTAGTCATATGATATGGAGTTGTATCAATTATCCATCCATTACTAATTATATCTTTGTTATCTGTAAAACAAATAAAATCTGTGCTGATAGTTTGATTTACAAATTTTTTGCAAGATTTTTCATAGCTTCCATAAATTGCAGTGATAAAACAAATAGACATAGAATAACATATATTCATATAATTATATTATTATAATAACCATATTCAATCACATTCAAAATGGTGTAATATATAAATAATTTTTTCTATGATTTATATAATAATAAAAAATTGAAAAAATAAACATTTTATAAGATGTATTCATTCAAACTATATTACATATTAAACAACAACATTAACTTTCACATGGCAGCCCAACCTGCAAAATCTTTTTTCAAATTGCCTGTTGATGTTACGTTTGCTGGTGCGAATGCAAATGCAAAGCAACAAAAGATAACTGCCTATGATATCTTTTGCAACATGTTGAAGGCGCTAGTTTGTGGTGACTGGGAAACGGTTTCGAGGCTAGTCGAGTTAAGAGAACGTTTTCTCTGTGGACAAACCAAGGCAGAAATCGAAACTGAGCCTATCTTGATTTCGGAAAAGTTTGGCTCCAAGTTTGAAAGGCTTGTGGATAAGCATGTGTTTGCCGATTTGCCAGAGCGTCTGCAGATGGAAATTGTTTGGAATTCTAAACTTCGTTTCAAGTTGGTTGGCTTAATTGCTGACTATATTGAGCAACTTCCATCACCATTTATCACCATTTGGTGATTTATGATGAGTCCATGGATTTTTTTATTAATGGATTAATAATCCTCTTATATCTCTACTTTTACGTTTTTTTATACATACAATCAAACAATATGTTGCACATAAAACTATATTTAACACAAAATTTACAATTATGGATGGATGCACACTATGAGTTGTAATAACTGTTATTGTGAAAATGATTGATATAATGGTAGTTGTTGTTGCTAATATTTGTATGAACAGAAAATAAAATATTGGCTGATAATTTGTATAAGATGCTCTGATTTGAACAATTATATTTACAACCAATAAAACATAACATCTGATAACAGAAATATTAGACTCAAACTCAACCAAAACTGATAAGATAAAGCATATGATAAATGATATGATGGGTATAACTGATACAATTTTTCTTATTCGATCTGATAGTAGAGGTTGTTCTTCCATATAATTATATTGATATAATGTATCATATAATATATCACATTTGTAAAAAGAGAATATAATATGAGCAAGTAATTGTATGATGATTATTGATTGAATAATTATTCCAAATAATTGGTATGAATTATTATCAATATCAAGATTCAAACAATCATTCTGATAACAATTATATATATTGGTTGTATGTTGTTCGAACAAAAGTAATATGATGACTGATATGATGATACAAAAGAATATTTTACTACATTTATTATTTTTTGACATATTTTGTGAATTTCTCATCAAAGCCGATAAGCAGATAATAAACCATACAACTGATATATAATTAATAATCAACATACTGTCTTTTATTGAAGATATGTTGATGCGATTTATTTTTTGACATATATATGTAATAATATATACGAGACCTGAATATGAGGTATGATATGGAGATGTCATATTGCAAAATAAAATAATATTATGTTAGTATAATTTGTATTTTATATTTCAATTTTTTTATAATTATATTATAATGAGTATAAAAGATATATTTGATTCATATATCGATAAAGCATATTTTCTATATAATCATGTTAAGTTGTCAGATTTAATTGAATTAAAAGATAGTTATTTGACTAATAGAAATTTTGAAAAATCATTATATCCGTTGGTTGAATTTATAATATCGGATAGCGGGGTAAGTGTAGTGGCAGAATTGGATGGGAAAAAAATTTATGATGCATCAAAGACAGGTGATGAACGAATACAACATATATTGAGTCTAATATCCAAGAGTATTGGGTGGGCAAAATCTATAAATCTACCTATTCCCCATACTACATTATATTTTTGGATATCAGATAGAATTCCATGGATTGATATTGATTTAAAATTTCCAATATTTGTGTTTGCTAAGCCAAAAAATCGCCAATATATATTATTTCCTGATAATACATTTGAGTGTATGACAATGGATAAAAAGTATAATGGAAAGTGTTTTGATTGGGATGAGACAAAGTATCTTATTAAAAAATCAAAAGTAAAATCAGATGATAAAATAAATAAAATGTTTTTTAAAGGAACTCCAACTACTATCAGAACATCAAAATTGAGAGAAACTTTAGAATCATATTCAAAAAATTCTAAATGGTTGGATGTTAGATTAGATGCATGGCAGAATTATATGTCTATGGATAAGTTTGCTAAGTATAAGTTTTTGCTCAATCTTCCAGGACATTATCCATGGTCAAATCGCTTTAAATATTTATTTTTAATGCGTAGTGTGGTGATTAATGTGGATTGTCGAACAATATGCTATGATGATGGGAAAAAAGAGAGTATATGGCATACATTTATAAATCTATTGGTTAAACCAAATATTGATTATATTAATTTGGTTATGCGAATCTATTATACATCAGATAATGATAAAAAAGAAATTGTTAAACAACTAAATCTCAAACAATCAATCAAAATATTAAAAAAACTAAGAAAAATTTTTAAGGATCCAAACTCATCGGATACTATTAGCCATGGATACAAATTAGTTGATAGCTTATCTGATAATCATATTTATCAATACATATATGGATTAATTGTTAGAAATTCTAAAGTTAAATTTTCTAATTTATAAAAATCCATATAACTTAAGAATAATTATTAGTAGCATATAATATGAATTATAAAATCAAAGTTTTATTTATTGGAGACTCTAGTGTTGGAAAATCATCCATATTGGTCAGATATACAGATAATACATTTAATAGTTCGATTGAGTCAACTATTGGAATTGATTTTAGAATAAAATCCATACCATATAATGATAAAAAAATAAGATTTCAGATTTGGGATACTGCAGGGCATGAAAAATATAATTCAATAACTAATGCATATTATAGTGGTTCTCAAGTAATTATATATGTTTATGATGTATCAGATCGTAAATCATATGATGCTATTAAATCTTGGTTAAAAAGAACTTCAAAATATGATATGATGAAATTTTTAGTTGCAAATAAAATTGATAGAGTAGCTGAAGTAAGTGACGTAGAAGCCATTATGTTTGCAGAAGACAATAATATGATTTTTTGTAAAGTTAGTGCAAAAAATAATATTGGGGTTAGTGATATGTTTGAAACTGTATGCGAGAAGTTTATGGATAGTATTGAAAAAAAACAAGATAATTTTTCTCAGAAAGATGATGCAAATAATGATCAGATACTATTACTGAGTCAAACCAATAAATCTAAATCAAATTGTTGTTTCTAAAGTTATATTAAGAAACATCAGTTAATACAAATAATATGTGTGATTGTATAAAAAACCTATTAAGGGATAAAATTATAAAAATATTAAAATTTATAATAGAATTTTTTGTTAGTATGATAAGAGTTGGTATGTCATCATTGCTTTCAGTTACTATTCCACAAATATGTTATACAAGAGATAATACGAGAGAAATATGTACAGTTTCAAATAAAATTTCATTATTGTTTGATAATTCAACTAACTCTTTGGATGTATTTAATAAAGCGACTCTTATAATAAATATCATCACACTCTTTATACTAATAATTCATTATGTGATTATTTGGTTGAGAGAAAAATTTATTATCAAACATTTTACAATAGATAAATTATTTCCAAAAATTCATCTATACAAAGAATTACAACATAATCAGCATATTAAAAAAAAATTAAACTATCATAACAAAGTGTTATATTTATCAACAATCATTATCTCAGTATTTGTTGGAATAAATTTTTTATTTAGTATTGTTGTAGTATATTATTATTATTTGGATTATACAAGTATTATTAGTATCTTATCAAATCTAGTGCTAATCAAATCTTTGATTGAATCAAGTTTTAATTGCAGTTCTGCATCAAACAAATATGTATTATCAGTTATTGATTATGAGCATACTTGTTATAATGTTGTTAAAAATGAATATTTACCATCGGAGGCATCTTATTTGAGACATCCTGGATTTTATAGAAGAATAACTGGAGTTACCCATACAAGTGGAAATCTGAATGTTTGAATGTTTATTAGAGAACTCCAAATCCATTTAATAGATTATAAAAATAATCATAAAAATCAGTATTAAATATATGATCTGCCATATGTGAGTTACCATATAGAGTTACAATGTTTTGCATTGAATAAATTAGTGTAATAATTTGTAAAAAACCAATATAAAAACATTCCATTACTACATCATAGGCTGATTCAGGTGCAACATCTTCAGCCGGACTACCACTAGTGTAATCTGAGGTGGGTGCGGTACCAACCCCCTTAAAAGTTACAGTTTTATCAAGCAATGGTTTGAGTGCTCCAACTAATCTGTTAATTTGTTCATGATTGTGTCCATGACCAGAAGGCATTTTTTCAACTCGGCTAATCACATAATGTATGGTGTTAGACTGAATGTATTCAAGTAAGATACGACTAATTTCATTAATAAAAATAATATCAGGAGCACCCATAGTAGGGTCAAATCCACTAAATACATCCATCGGTTGATATGTATTAAATTTAGCTACTTCGGTTTGTTTATCTTTAACTTTTTGAACAACAAGTTGTGTAGCTTTTTGTGAGAAATCAGATAGATGTTGTTTGCTAAACATTTAATACTATATGTATATATAATAAAAATTTATATGGGGGGGAGAAATTAGTTTGATAAAATTTAATAAAAATTGATTTTTATTTATATTAAGATATATATTATGATATGATGAGTATTATAATAAGTATTATGATGAGAAAATTTATATCAAATATTGCGTTAAAAAAACCACTTTTTGGACAAAAAATAATTTTTAATCAAAAACTATTTTTTAGTCATATGTGTTCCAAACCCTCGCATCCAGATCCTATTGTGATGCAAATAAATCTAACCAAATCACATCAAATCATTATCAGAGATTCTATACCGGTTGCATGTATGTATGTGAGCGTGTTTTGTGTAGGAACAATTTGTGTGTTGGGATTATGTATAGATAATTTTATTTAATTTTTTTATTTACTTGATATATGAGTACTTTGTATGTTTTGTTATTAGAAGAAGATAAATTATATGTTGGTAAATCAAACAATATATCAACCCGATATAAGTATCATCAGATGGGTATTTGTGGTGAGTGGACAAAAAAATATAAACTGATTGGATTTTGTCAGATCATAAATAATGCTGAAAACTATGATGTTGATTTGTATACGATATATTTGATGTCAAAATATGGAGTAGATTGTGTGAGAGGTGATGGGATGCGTGAATTAGTTTTGTCTGAGATTCAAACACAATATATTGATAGATTTATAAACAAAACTAATATGTTACCAGAATATTGTAAGCCAATTTATTATTCTAAACAAATTCAGAGTTATCAGACAGATAATATTGTTGATTAAAAATTGAAATTTTATTTATTTATCAGTATAATTAGATAATATATATTTACAAAAATGAATAATTTGGATTTTGTCAACCCTATCAATCATAATACAAATTACAGAGAAGACCAGCATGAATTAATAAGCAGAGCAATCAATATTAGTGATAATCCATTGAATGCTTTGCAATATATTGTTGCATGTTTGGTTCATGAAGGATATGGTGTTGAGTTTGAATTAGTTTTTGATATTCCGGCAAACACAGAAGTAACTCTAACTCTACCTATCATAGAAACAGAACCAAAAGATCCACTTGGCTACTATGTTGTTTGGGGAGATTCAGTGCAGCATAATACTAATCAGCACACATACAAACAAATCAATAAATCAAAAAAATATCATGTTAGATTTTTTGGTT